TCCACTAAAGCAGACGGTCACTGTACGTAAATGGTTGGCTGACAATGACGACGGTTGGTCAGTCGAAGGTTGGTCCTCACCAACAACGTACAGTGTTCGCGCTACAGAAAGAGTCGAAATTGTAACGAATCAACTCGGCGAAGAAAAAACGGCCAGCGTTAAGTTACTTTTCGAAAAGCTTCCGGACATTACGTATGCCGATGAAATTACGTACATTAACGAATTGGACGTAAAAATAACGAGAACTCCGTTATCAATTAAACCGATTCGTATGATTAACGGCAAGCCAACGCTAACGGCAATTTACTTATGATAGGAGGTGCGTTATGGCAAGCGATTTTACTATTGATACTAGCGCTTTAGACCGAGCGCTCTTACTATCGCCAGAAGCTGCCGGAAAAGGCGCAGCAACAGCGCTTAAAGATATTAAGAACGATTGGCAGGCGGAGTCTGTTGATGCAGCTCCGATTGATACAAGTAATCTTCGTCAACAAATTAAGGCGGAAGTATTCGAACCAGGCACGAGCGGACGTGTGGAAATCTTCGCGAATGCTAAACGTAACGGATTTAACTATGCGTACTACATTCACGAAAAAAACGCCGGGGGTAGAGCAATATTAAGCGGAAAAAAGAAGTTCCTCGATAAGCCTGCGGAAGAAAGTATCGATAAATGGACGAAATGGTTAGAGGACGAAGTTAAGGCGGAATTGCGAAAGGCGGGGTGGTAACTACGTGGCGGACATAATCGCAGAAATTAATACGATTGGCGACTTACTTGTCAGCGTAGGGGCTGACCGACTTTATAAGCAAGATTTACCGAAAACTTACGTCGCTAATACGCTCGGTATTCGGTGGCAAGGTGAAGTAAGCAAAAGCGAGACAGCATATCATTATCGAATTGATCGTAGGTACCAAATCATCTATTTTGCATCAAGTGAGGTTAAATGTCTGCAGATAGCACCAAAGCTGACGCAACCAATCGAACAAAATATTAAGACAAAATTACGAGGGTCTGACGCCTATATGACGTTAGGCTCTTTGTCGTTGTCGGCCCCTTTTAAGACTGAAACTGACGGAGTTTACGCAATTATCGGCATATTGCCCGTTAGTATCCGTGAGGCTCGTCAATTTGAGCAAGTACCTAAAATGCGTGTAATAGACGCAGAAATAACGCCTAGGAACTCCGAAGGAATTGCATTGTCTGACGGAGTTTACTCGGCAAATTCAGATGAAAAAGGAGCGATTTAATTATGGCAAATGGCGGTCAGTGGGACCCTATCTCCCTACCAATTAGACCTAACTTATATATAAACTTTGTTGATGCAGCCTTAACAGCAATTGCTGGAGGGCCAAGAGGAGTCGTAGCGATTCCTGTTTTTGATTACGCTGGCACAGCAGAGTCGGGTAAGTTTTATACGTTTGAAAACGAGAGTGACGCAGTAGCAGTTCTCGGAGCAGCTAACGCTAAACAAGTATTGCGCGTATTAGCCGGCGGAGCAGCCGAGGTTTTAGTTTACGCAGTACCGAAGCAAGTTTTGCCGGAAGATGACACGCTACCTTACGCAAAGTTACGTGACGAGTACGAAGCACGCGCATTCAACGTGTTTGTATATCCGTACGCAGTTTCCTCTACGGAGCAAGACGCAACGGTCGTATGGACGAAGCGTAATCGTAAGGAAGGTAAGCACTTCACTTACGTAATGGGCGGTACTTCGGAAGAGGATGCGGACCCAACGGTAGGAAATGCGCGATCAGTCCGATGCAAGGACGAATATGTCGTTAACTTAATTACGGGCGTAATTGATAGCGCTGGCAATGAAATCGAATCGGCAGATTATGCGCCTTATATCGCGGGACTTATTGCTGGTACAGCGGTTAATAAATCGATAACTTACACAGATATTCCGGTATCTGACGTTAACAAACGCTTGAAAAATAGCGAGATTATCGAAGCTCTAACATCCGGTTCGCTAGTACTTGTCAACGACGGCAAGAAAATTAAAATCGAGCAAGGTATCACGACGGATAGCGATAGTACAAAACGTGGTAAAATCCGCATCATGCGTGCTCGACAAGCGGTAGCAACGGATATTCCAGCGACAGCCCGAGATCGATACATCGGTAAAATTGACAACAATAAAGCCGGACAAGTTTCGCTTATTGCTGCAATTAAGGCGTACCTCGAAACGCTGGAGACTAACAACGTACTAGTATCGCCGACAGTTACGTTAGACCCGCAACGTCCAAGTGTAGGTGACTCGGTATTCTTGGCGATTAGTTACGTAGAAGTAGATTCAATGGAGCGCATCTTCTTGACGATTAACGTCTAGGTGCGCTTTTTAACGCAAAATTAACGTAAGGGAGAGCGATAGCATGGCAGGAGTAATGGACAGCACAAAAGCCGTATCTGGCTCGTTCGGTAAGATGATTCATGACGGCGTGTGGTTAACAAACGTGTTCGGCGTAGAAGTATCTGGCGAGGTTAAATACGAAGAAGTGAAACGTTCTGGCACACGAATGGTCGGAAACAAAGCGATGGCCGTTTCTTATAGCGGAACTATTAAGTCATACAAAATGAGTAACGAGTTTGCGAAGAAAATTGCGCAAATTGCTGACGATACTAAGGGAGCTTTCTTCACGGAGTTAATCGTTCAGTTAGATGATCCGGAAAATCCGGACGTTGCGCGAGAATCAATTCGCATTAAGGGCGTTCAATTTACAAAGATTCCAGGTATTAATTTCGAGCATGGTTCGGTAGTTGAGGAAGAATTGCCGTTCGTATGCGAAGGTTACGAATATATTTAATGCAAAATCAACGCAGGTCTTTCGAGGCTTGCGTTTTTAATTTGAAAAATAACTCAACTAACGGAGGTTTTTATATATGGCGGAATTATCAGCATTAGAACTATTACTTGGCGCAACGCCTGTGTCAGAAATCACGGAATTAGTACCAATTAAACGATTAGGTACGGAATTTAAAATCAAGGCGTTAACCGGCGACGACATTGCTAAAGTACGTGAGCAAGCAACGTATCCAGAAGGCAGTGGAGCGAATCGTAAGTTAATCGTTAAAGAGGACGAAGTAGGTCCGTTACTTATCGCGAAAGCGACAGTTGATCCGAATTTTGGCGACGCTTCACTACTAAAAGCCTACAACGCAACAGATGCTGCGAATTGCATTCAAAAAGCGTTGCTCGCAGGCGAAGTAGCGCTACTACAAAAATCGATTTTAGAGTTGGCGGGCTTTGGTAACGTTGCAGAAATTAACGAAGTAAAAAACTGATTAAGGCGGGAGGCGAGGCGGCTTTACTACATCGAATATTTCAACGCCACCATATCCCGCCAGACGAAGTTTATGCAAAACCGCATAAGCATCGCATCTTTATGTACGCTTCCGAAACGTTGGAGATGGAAGAAGAAAAGAAACGAGCAAATAAATAATCGAGGAAAGGAGGAAACCTAAAATGGCAATAGATTTAGTCGCAGTCTTACGTTTGGACGATCAAATGACCCAATCGATGAAAAAAGTCGCACTAGGAGCGACCGCCGGATTTGCTGCGATAACCGCTGGAGTTGTAGCGAGTGTAAAACTTTCAACGATTTCGACAGTGAGATACGAAAAGCAGGCGCTATTGCAGAGGCAAGTACCGCAGACTTTGACGCTTTAAAAAACGCAGCAATTGATCTCGGAGCGAGTACGTCGAAATCAGCTTCCGAAGTTGCTACGTCCATGACCGAATTAGCTGCAGCAGGCTTCGAAGTGAACGACATTCTCGGCGCAATGCCTGGTGTAATTGCTGCGTCAGAAGCTTCGGGCGAATCGTTAGCTCTCGCAGCCGAGACAGTAGGTTCCGCATTAAGTATATGGTCTCTAAAGGCCGAAGAATCAACGCATGTTGCGGACGTTCTCGCAATGGCTGCGAACAGGTCAAGAGCGAGCATTAACGATATGTCATACGCATTTAAGTACGCAGGCGCTCCGGCAGCAGCGTTAAAGATTTCGTTAGAAGAACTATCCGCAGCAGTCGGGATTATTACTAACGCGGGTATTGACGGTTCAACTGCAGGGACAGCGTTACGCTCCGGATTAATGGCGCTATCTTCGCCGTTAAATAAACAACAGAAGATAATGGACAAAATCGGATTTAGCGCTAACCATGCAAACGGAGAAACAAAAACATTATCCGAGATGATTCGAGGCTTATCTGCATCTCTTGAAGGTATGTCCGATTCGAGAAAAGTTGGAGTACTTAAAGATTTAGTCGGAACGGAAGCCGTTTCGGCCTTCTTATCGCTAGTTTCAGCGGGCGCAGACGAGTTGGACGAGTTTACAAACGCTCTTGTCAAATCTGACGGGGCTGCAGCAACGACCGCAAAACAAATGATGTCCGGTATAGGGGGAGCATTCGAAGAATTAGGCGGATTTGTCGAGTCCTCAATGATTCGTATTGGCGACGCTATTGACGAGCCTCTTATTGCCCTGGCACAACTAGCAACTAATATTAATTTAGAACCGTTGTTTGCTGTATTTGAAACATTAGGCGAATTAGCGATGAACTTCATAAATGTAATTAAAGATAACTGGACAACAATTGGGCCAATCGTTACGCCTATAATAGGACTTTTAGGAACATTTGTTGCAGTGCTCGGATTAATAGGCGGAGGCGCCGCTGTGTTTGCGGCATTGTCTGCTGTAATCGGATTTATATCTGGACCAATCGCCCTAACAGCTGCAGCAATCACTTTAATCGGTGCCGGATTTGTGATCGCTTATCAACAATTCAAACCGTTCCGTGACGCAATTGAAACGGGCTTTTCTAAAATCAGCGATTTTGTTACTACTTTTAAGCAAGTTATGGAGGGTGGTCTTTTCACGGGCATTTTAGAACGCGACCAGACTGCGGTGGCACTGGCCGTAGCTACTGCTACTAAGTTAAAATCAGCATTTAAAAAGGTAAAGGATTTTGTAGACACATTCAAGCAAGTAATGAGTGGCGGAATGCTGACAGGGATTTTAGAACGTGATGATGGCGCTGTAGCAAAAGCAGTTGCATTCGCAAACGGGATAAAGACTGTATTTGGTACGGTGAAGGACTTCATATCCGAGAAAATCACACAATTACAGCCAACATTCGATGCACTAGGCACTATTTTCGAAAATCTAAAGAGTGCTGCAGTCATTGCCTTTACAACACTTTGGG